ATACGACTGGATTGGGACACAGACACGCAGAGTGATTCAGAAGGCATATACGGGAAACTCGGTCCATCAATTGTATCCGATTCCCCCGATTCCGTTCATGGACAGGTTCTCAGAGTTCACCAAGATCCCCAAAATGAAGGAGAATGGGGTTGCTCCGGGGTTGGCCTACTACTGAGGATTATTGATGTAAGCCCTTGAAGAGATATACATGTTGGGGGTCGCCTTCTCGCCCACTGCACTTGATTGGACGAATCCACTGGTGTTTGTCTGGCAGGTCGGAATGAGCGACACGATTCCACGACCAATATCGTTGTAGACTGCTCCCGCCTTGAACGTCGTGTAGGTAGACGCATACGCCCGCTTCTGATCCTGGGGGTAATTGCTGTAATAATTATTGACAGCGTTGCGTTTCTTCATTGTCGTCACTTCTGACGCACTCGTAAAGCGTGTTTGCTGACTGAGCGTGATCGGGCTTGACATGACTATTGTATTTACAGATAGAAATTGTTAATCATAAAATGGCCCCTGTTCGATTCCTTCTCGTTTCGACGCATACCGAGCAGGTCACGGGTTATTCCAAGGTATCCTACAACCTTCTCAAGCAACTCGGGACCTTGGCTCCACTGGTCAAGATCTTTCATTTCGGGTTTCAGCGCACCCCCGCCCGTCTCCCCCAGCCCGCTCGTCCGATCAAGGGTGTGATCCAGTATGATGCTGCGGCCAACGAGGATCCCAAGGAGCAGGGCTTCGGCTTCAACAAGTTCCGTGAGTATGTCGAGACTGTCAATCCCGATATCATCATGATCTACAACGACCCCATCATTATCAACCAGTTTATTCAGCAGACGAAGGATGTCACCAAGTCGTGGAAGCTCTGGGTCTACCTCGACCAGGTCTACAAGGGCGCCGACATGGGTCTGCTCCGCAACATTGAGAACGCTGCTGACCGTATTATCTGCTTCACGGAGACGTGGAAGCAGCATCTCATGACCCGCCTCACCACACCCAACATCAAGATCGATGTGATGGAGCACGGTGTGGATGCCCTAGTCTTCAAGCCCATGATGGATTCCGAGCGGGCGGGTATTCGCAAGAACCTGAACATCCCCCCGAACGCCCGTGTGTTCCTGAACATGAACCGCAATTCTCAGCGCAAGCGTCTGGATCTCACGATTATGGGGTTTGCTCGGCTACTCAAGAAGTTCCCCGATGCTCCCTACCATCTCCTGATGGTCACGGGCGTCAAGCCCGAGGGCGGTGCATTCTACCAGCCTCTACAGATCTACCTCAACGAGCTGGAACTGCTGGGCCTGGACAATCTGAAGTATGGCACCCGTGTCTCGATTGTAGACACGACGCCCCCGACCGCCTACTTCAACGACGAGGCGATCAACCAGCTCTACAATATCGCCGATGTCGGTGTGAATACGTCGAACGGCGAGGGCTTTGGTCTGTGCCAGCTGGAGCATATGGCGACCGGTGCACCCCAGGTCGTTCTAGACCTGGATTGCTACAAGGCGTTCATGACGGAGGAGACGAGCGTGCGCCTGCCGCTCACGTCGTATTCGTATCTCCAGATGACGGCAGGTGTGGGTCTCACCGAGTACACTGCGACGGCCGAGAGCGTTGCCGAGGGTCTAGAGAAGGCCGTGGGAATGCTGGGTCGTGAGACGTCGGAGAAGTGCGTCGCTCTCGCTCGTAGCCGCCCGTGGTCCAAGATCTGCGACGACTTCCTCGAGAGCATCCTAGAGAAGAAGGAGTAATCGAATCTAATCATACGTGAAAAACTGAATCCGATCTTCCTTGAGTGTCCCTAATTTGAGTAGTCGTTGTTTATCCCCAAACGCCGACTCGTCAAACACTTCCTTGGTATCCGGATCTACTAGGAACAGGAAATCCTTGATCTTAACTTTCTGGAGACGACGAGACCGCTTCATCATGTTTTTGAGGTAGGAGGCATCTCGTTCATCGTCCTTGATATTGGGATTGAAGGCCAGGTCCTCGCCCTTGGCCGTGCTGTCGAAGCGCATACACTGCAGCACAGGCTTCTCACGAGAATGGAGTTTGCGGTGGACCTCACAGTCTACTGCTGCCTGTTTAATCAGACGAGTAATCCCTGCTGTAATCCGTTCCTTTTCATACGAGACTTCATAGAGGAACTCGTCACTGGACATGAACGCTTCGGGCGCTCGTGCTCCTTCGGGTGCATCATACTTCTTGGACCCCGTATCCGCCCGCCGAATGGGGACAATATTGTAAGCCGTATTGGATGCCGCCTGGGCTGCTGAGAAGACAGACACGTAGAACGAGATGCGGATTGTCCGATCTTCCAGAGGCACAGTGTCTACAGTGATAGAATCCGCAGTCAAGACTTGACGGGTGGCGTGGGAACACAGGCGAATACCACGTCCAATCACCTGGTCGTGTCGGGCAGGGTTCCAGTGAGGTTCCATGACGTGGAGATGGCGGACGTTCTTCAGGTTAATACCTTCGGCACCGCTGGATGTAGCCATGAGGATACACAGGAGTTTCTTGCCTCCCCGTTTCAGAATACTATCTTTCATACTCTGGGCATGTTCGGGGTAGACAGACTGGAGTCCCTTGTAATCTTCATTGAACATCGCAAGTGTAATTCCCAGCTCGGCTTTATCGATTCCACCCGTATAGAACGAGTATGCGGGTTTGGCAGGATCCATGTCGGGAGCTTCCCGATACTTGCCTCCCTCTTTCACGAGACGGTAACGCTGGTATCCGTTGGCATCCAGAATAGCCGCAAGGATCCCGAGTCCTTCCAACTTGAGATACTGGGAGTAAATGAACTGATTCTTGAAATTCTCTGTTCCAGTTGTCGCACGGACATTGGCGAGGACCTTACGCATTTTCGGGGAATACGTGGCAAGTCCTTCGTCACGAAGATACTTGTCGGGGTTCTCCCGCAACTTGGCGAGAATCAGGGCTTTCTTTTCGTCTTCGTCGTCTTCCACTGCTTGTTCTCCGGCAAGTTGGCGGAAATCGGGAGGCACAGCATAATTACACGCTAGGCGGGACATGACACGATAGGTCTTCATATCTTCGTTGAGAGCAGATGCCCCCGTGCGTTTCTTGGAATCCTGCTGGATCTCTTTCCACCTGACTTCGAGGTAGCGATTGAACTGCTCATCGGACATTTCAATTTTTTCCAGCATCTTGTCGTCGTCCACCCGCTTGGGCAGCATACGTTCATCCGATCCCTTGTAGTAGGACACAAGTCCCTGTACACGTTTCTGGAATAGGATGGCGTTCTTCACATCCAGGCCCTCGACAAAGGTATTCATGAACTCTGCAAATTCGGTAGGCAGGCATTCAAGAGCTTCACGCTTAATATTTTCACGAGCCGCAAGAACTCCACCGGGGAAGGTGGCCGCAAACGATTCACGGATCGTATCCACCCAATCGCCAGGGGTCTTGTAGGTAACTGCCTCATCATATTGAACAGCAATACGGTCTCCCTCCTTGTTGTAGACCGACTTGAAATGGCCAGGATTACGAGTGATCTGGATAGACCGTTTCACGCTGTTGAATTCTACAGTATCCACTTCCGGTAACTTACGGAAATACTTCTTCATTCCCGCCTCGTCCCATGTCGGCAGTTCCTTCACCGGAATCACGATACGTTCAATGGGTCCACGCAGGAGGTTGAGGAGGTAGGCGATTTCATTGGGGCGGTTAATGAGTGGAGTTCCAGAGAGGGCGACAACCTTGCAGTCTTTGGCGTAGTAGATGGAGTCGTAGAGACGTTTTCCGATCTCGGAATTATTGATGGTTCGTGAAATCAAGTTGTGAGCCTCGTCGATGATGACAACTGAATTGTCGAAAGGGTTAGATTTCATGGGGTCGTCGTCGGTGACAATACGCCGGACACTCTCGCCTGTAAGACCGTTATAGTTGATGAAGGTATACCTGGTTTTAATGAGATCATCAATTTGGGCATCAATCCCCTGCTGTGCATCACGTGGCAGGGTTGAATAATTAGACTCCTTGCCAGGAACCGTGACGAAATACCGCCCCTTGCTCAAAAACTCAAGGGACATGCCAAGAGCGAGTGCGGGGGTCTTGTCGGCTTCCGTGCGAATTATACGCACTTCCCAAAAATTGTTCTGGACGTAGATGGCATCTCCGCATTTCCTGATCTCCTGTTTGAAATTGTCCTGGAGAGAGGCAGGGAGCATGACCCAAACCTTCTTGTTGGACAAGAGGGATTCAGCGACCCCGACCGCCGAGCATGTTTTTCCAGACCCAAGACCGTGGTAGACTAGGAGACCACGATACGGTGTTTCAATGGAGAGGTAGTCTCGCACGAGTTTCTGGTAGGGCAGAAGTTCCCGAGTCGTCTTTCCAGTTTGTTGGAGACACAGGTCAACGCCTTCATCGTCAGGGGCGGGGTCTTTCCTGTATTTTAGGTAGATTCGGGCAATGTAATCGGCAAAGGCTTTACGGTTCGGCAATACGAATGCCGAGGTCATATTGTATCAACAACGTAAATAAAATACGTTCATGATACAATGAATTTGGACGGAGACCCCCGTGTGTGGATGGTCACTATCTACCTCTTTCTAGTGTCTGCCCTCCTGTATTTCCGCCCGGCACTTGTGTTTGATGGCGGCAGGGTCAGGGAGTTTGGTGCGGGGCGCAAGGATTCCACGGTCTTCCCCCTCTGGTGGTGGATCATTATGCTGGCTATTGCTTCTTACCTACTGGTGCATTATCTTCTACCGGTTTGACGGCCGGTGTTGATTCTTGGGCGGCCTTGATGGCTGCATCCTTTTTGGCTTTCTGCTCCAGCATGTTCTGCTTGAACTGTGTCGCTTCATCTATGCTGGGAATACATACATCAGTAATAGAGTCTCCAACAAGACCATACATTCCCACCACGCATGCGAGCGTGAGGAAGTATCCGATCGATATCCATCCCGCCCGCTCCATCCCTTCTGCCGTAGAATCAAAACTGCGATAGAACCGGTCAAACTGGACACGGAGAATCTCAAAGGTTCGGATAATGAACCATGCTATACCGGGGTAAGCACCCCAGATGGCTCCATGCTTGGCATTCTTTGCGGCGTCGACTTTCTCACAGCTCTGAAAGGTAGCTGCTGCCGAAAACCCGAATCCGAGAAGGAAAAAGAATGCGTATAGGCCTAGTCCAACGCCGATCATAATTCCCCATTCACGTCCTGTTGTCAAAGCAAATATGGCCATCTCTTATTATTCCTTCGGGAGACGAACTTCAAGGGTTTCAGCGAGTTGTGAGAGGGTTTGGAGCATGGCATGGCGCTGGGTATATTGCGGCCTCGTTAAGTTCATACAATCCGCCATGGTCTTCCATCCAATCGCTGAGATTTCCCGCTTCTGCATATTGGTGAACCGTTGATGAATATCAATGCGATCGGGTCGGGACATGACTGCGACGAAATATTTATGGCGGTACATGATTCCATTTGTTCCGGCAAACGTCTCTTCCAACTGAATCCCCGACACCATCGTATACGATGATCGTATAATATTCGTCTCTTCGAAGAATTCACGTTCGGCACATCCTTGATCGCTCTCGCATTTCAGGCGGCGGCCTTTTGGGAATCCCCATTCAGGTTCTGTATACGCTGATGCCGACGATTCAATCTCGGGACGCACAGAGTCAAACTTCTCTTTCGCAAACTTGAGTTCATATTCGTGCCGGTCCGAATTGTTCCAGAGTCGTGACCACAGAGCTTCAAACGTTTCCGATTTAATACGAACAAGTTCTTGTTGGGTCATATTGTCCAGGAGTGTGCGAACATACGGTTTGTCGGTGGGATCAAATTTCCCTCTGACAAAGTCGGTATAGCACATACTGTCCTTGCGTCGGACCATCAAGACTTCTACATCTTCTTGGGAGAGAGGGAGACTAGACGGGTCGCCTGGGTTCGTCAAGTTTCGTATTAGAATAATCCCGCAGGATAGGACGGGCTCGCCGCAGTCTCGGAATGTATGTCCTCGTTGTCCACAGTTATTACAGAAGATTGTTATGGTAGACATCTTCAATTTCAGTTGGTCTATCTGCCAACAAGACAATTCTGCTTCCGTTTTTACCTCTTCTATAAACAATAAGAATGAGCACCTCCGATCCGAATGCCGAAGCAGTAGCGGCAGCGGCCGCACGTGACCCGAATGCCAAGCCGCCGACTCAGGCACTGGGCTCAGCCAGTGGCGTTTCTATGACGTTCATGGTTGGACCTGCGATTGCAACTGCTGTGTTTATAGTGGTGGAAATCGGACTGGCATACTACTATTTTGGCCGCTCAACCGATCCGCTCCAGTCCCGCATTATGTGGTTCACTATCTTCACGGTCCTGGCGGCTCTTGTGATCTACGGAACGTATTTCCTCTACGAGGGAACGTGGACGGCCCCAACCTGGTCGGGAACCGTGACCCCATCGGCGGGTGTCACCACCAACAAGTCGATTATTATTCCTGGATCGTCCATCCCCGTCTCGGTCGGAACCAATGGCGGCAATTACGGCGTGCAGTGGTGGATGTTTATCCAGGATTGGAACTATAAGTTTGGGCAGGAGAAGACTGTTCTGACCCGAGGTGCATCGGGAGCACTCAACCCTTACGTGTTTCTTGGAGCCGTTGAGAACACCCTGGATGTCAAGATCAATTTGATGTCGGGTGCAGCTGGGTCTGGAGGATCAAGCACGCCTGCGCCGTTAGGATACACCGGTGGGTCCACGGATGATTCTTACACGTGCAAGGTCAAGAACGTTCCTCTCCAGTCATGGTTCTGTATCTCACTCTCGGTCAGCAACCGCAATGTGGATATCTACCTCAACGGCATGCTTGTACGCTCGTGCCTGCTCCCTGCTGTCCCCAAGGCTCCTGGCGGTGACTGTGGTGTCATGACCAACGGCGGTTTCTCTGGAAACTTGGCCGCACTCAATTTCTATGCTGGTGCCCTGAACCCCGCCATGGCTATGGCGTTCTACCAGGCTGGCCCGCCGGCGCCCGCCGTTGCCCAGACCTCTTCTACGTCCACTACCCCCACACAGCCATACATTGTGAAACTGGCCGTGGTTGACCCGGCTGGACAGGAATTAAACAAGTATACCTACTAAATAATAGGAAGGAATGGATACTCGGACCATCCTCATTTCACTGATGACGCTCATTGTTCTTGGAGTCATCATACTTCTCGCATACGAGTTTAGTTACGGGTTTTGGACTGGAACGCCGAGCGGGCTCCGACCAGTGATGACGAGTGTAACGATTGTAGGGCCGTTACAGGATGGACAGACGAGCCAGGAGTTTAATTCCCTTCTGCCTCTCTCGAACAACGAGAATGAGGGTATTGAATACTCATACGCCGCCTGGATCCAAATTAACGATTTTGATCCCCCGAACAATCCTATTTTGTTCACAAAGGGAAGCCCAGACCTTGCAATGCAGTCTCCGTCCGTCATCATGACCAAGGGAAAGAACCAGATTACAGTGACACAGGATACGTATGATAAGTCTAACCCCGAAAAGGTCGTGATCGGAAATCTCCCAGCTGGAAAGCTCAACCATATTGCTGTATGCGTGAACCAGACGTCGCTGGATGTATACATCAACGGACTCCTCTACCGCCATGTAACCATGAAGAGACTCCCGCTACAGAACCAGCAGCCTGTCTACGTTGCTGGAGCTGGAGGATGGAACGGCCAGATTGGAAGTTTAGTCTACTACAATTACGCCCTGACCCCCGACGCCGTGCGCAGCCTTGCAAACACTCGGCCATCTGTCAGCGCCGATACACTGCAATACTACCCCTCGTATCTCTCCACCGACTGGTGGATCGGAAGCCATCATTGATCACATAAGCCCGTTCATGGCCGCCTTCCCTGCCCCAGCATTAATAGCATCCTGGAGTTTCTCCTGCTTCTTCTGAATGTTGGAAAGACGGATATTTGGATCTACAAGTTCCTTTGCAAATACGGGGTCTACTTCAAACCGCTCTCGTTCTCGTTGCTGTCGTGTGATAAATATCAGACCGACAATTGCGAGCGTGATAAATCCTACGAGGACATAGGACTTCATTTGTTGGTTATTATTCTTAGCGGAGGGTTGAATTAATATCGCCTGCACTCTCCGACCGTTTCTTGTCGGACTCTACGATCTTGGTTTCCATGTTGCTTAGGCGCTTGTTAATATCAGGAACACTCGTAATGCCAAACATGTGTTCCCGCCGGTTTTGCGATAGCATACAGACAACTAACATGGCCAGGACTACAAACCCTACGAGGACGTAAGCTTTCATTGTTATTGGTGACTGAAAACATTTGCTAGTCCTATTACTCATTTTCCTTAGCTGCCAGGTCCTCCATTTTTTGAAGCTGGGCATCGAATAGTTTCAACGTTCCTTGTCGCCCATGTTTCTCGAGCGCTGCTGTGACTACCTCCAAACTTTTCTCCCTGCTCATAGGTGGTGGTTCCTTCTTCTTGCTCATATGTTCCCTCCCCTGGGTCATCCCTACAGTTGCGACGAGTAGAACTATGACTAGGAAAAGCAGGATGAGGTCTTCCATATCTTTATTCTTAGCCATCAATAAAGATACAATGTCTACATGTTCTATTGCGTATGGTATTGGCAAGGATACGAGTGCAAACTTTGTGATTCAACTTCGTGATGCCTCGGACGTGACTCGTCTTCTGCGTCAGCAGGGTGCGAAGCGTAATTACCAGAATCTGAGTTCAACGGGAAAGAATCAACCGCCGGTCGGAGGTATTTCGCACACAGATTTCCTGGATATGGCGTATACTACTCAGTCCTACGGTCCGTCGAACGCTTTAATGACGACTCGTGGTTATCAGGTCCCCCAGTGTTCCCCCTGCGGCACGGGATCTCTCACTCCCTTCAGCACCCTGCGAGTGTCAACTAGTCTGATCCGTTACTAGATCTTGATCTTCATTCTGGGTTGCCTTTGACGTTTTCCGAAGAACAGATTTGATCCTGTTCTTCTGCGTCTTGTTCAGTGTCCCTGGTTTATACGCAAAAAAGAGCCTCAAGAATTCATTTGATTTTTTGGGAGTCTTTTCGAAGAGATCGCTCTTGTTCTTCTTGATTTCCGTGAGTGTCTCCTGATGTCCCAGGCAATCTAGAGGGGTCAGGAGCTCAAACCGACGTTTGGTGGAGGCCGCAAGATCCATCAGGCGCTGGCAAATACAGATCACACGATCCTGGTCGTATCCCCCCTCGATAAAATGGGCGTCAGCATACACGAACGCAAAGAAGAATTGGAGAAGGGTGGGGATAGAGGCGACACGCAGTCCGTTCTGGAGGAGATGGTAACTGTGGCACGCAAACGTCTTG